TCTTACCTTTGTAGTTGTAGGTATAAGGATCAATGATAGCGACACAATCAGAGCCGTTACCAATCTTACCTGTAATCTCGTTACCTTCAGAGTCAACCATCTTAATCGGATAGTTACTCTTACACGTTACATGAAACTGCTGCTTGTCTTTATGCTTGACATCGATCATTGCTTCGTCCTGTAACTTTGCTACTGCCTGTTCAGATAGTTGACCAATATCCACACCATACCGTCCATCATCATATGGCTCGTTGTGTCGTGACCAAAATATCTGACCTTTTACTTTTACTGGTTTCATTTAATTTCCTTTAATTAATGTGTCGCTGCCCAATTTAGTCCTACTTTGAATTCCCCGTCCAAAGGGCAACGTAAGTTTAGACGGATCCCTGCTTGACGGATGGATTGTACCGCAAAGTGTCCAACCGTTTCTGCATCTTGTTCAGTCGTTTCAATCTGCCATTCATCATGCACATTGGCAACAAACCGAGCATCCATATTAGCATGAATTAACTTTCTGTTCAACATAATTAACGCTTGCTTCATAACTATTGCACCTGCACCCTGCAGTAATGTATTCAGCGCAGCGTGTTGTGACCTAACAATCAACCTACGACCATCCAGTCCAGGTAACCATTCCTTCTCAGCTAACCGGCTAACCTTGTCCTTTAGCTTCTGCAAGGCTGGCGTGTTCTTTAAGAAGCTATCGATCAATCGTCTACCTTCTCGCTCACCGCCACCCACAATCTGTCCGATCTTGGCAGGACCCGCACCATAGAGAAACGCATAGATAAACGTCTTGGCTTGATCCCTGTCAGTCAATCCTGCTGCTTGCATGTTAGTTGTATGGATGTCACCTTCGAGTATCTCTTTCGTGTAGTTCTTGTCATCCATGTAGTGTGCAAGCATCCTCAATTCTAAGCCTGAAGCATCAGCACCGAGTAGTACATTACCATCCTCTACTGTCCATACTGATCTACACTCCTCACCATACTCACTACCGACACGCGGGACTTGAGCTAGGTTAGGTTTACTGTGTGTCATTCTTCCCGTGATTGCTCCGTTGGTTCTGACCTTACAATGTACCCGTCCCCTTTCAGATACATTTTCAACCCACGACTTAACTTGAGCCACCCGTTTCTGAAGTAGTAGATATCGTAGAATAGGTTTAGCTTGAGGGATTTTAACAGTTTGTAATACTTTCTCATCGACAATCACCGATCCTTTCTCTGTGTGTTTTCTAGGTTTCCATCCCAGACTCATTAGTCTCTCCGCTATTTGCTTGCGGGAACCTGGGTTGAATACTTCTACTTTATCCTTCAATCTCTTACCTGTCTTGTCGCTATATCGCTCAGTGGTTATCGGTTCAAAGACCTGCTGGAGTTCTTCTTCAATGTCCATAAGGCTTTGCTGCCAGTTAGCAAGCATCGACATACACTTCGGTACATCTAGTTTAAATCCGTTTTCTTCTTGCTTTTTAACGACAAGAGCGGTCTCATGCTCAAGATCAACTGACTTACCCCAGTCCAGTAGACTATCAGTAAGATGCGTAAATAGTGCATGAGTAATCTCAACGTCTTGTATGCAGTAGTCAACCATGTCTTCAGATAAGCCACCATCAAAGTCACTGAAGTCCCCTTTTTTTAGCCCTAGTCTCACGCCCCATGAATCGAGAGAGTGTCCTTTTTCTAGGACGGGGTTTAGTAACCTTGACATTATCAACGTATCTCGTAATGGGTTCGAGTCCGTATTCAAATTCCATAGCTTCTTCAATACTGGTAAGTCGAAGTTGATTATGTTGTGACCAATCAACAGGTCTTGATCCTCGATGTATTGGCGTAAGCCGTTTGCTGCTTTCCATACCTTAACCTCCCCTGTATCTATGTCCTTAGTGACCGCACACCAGATAGTCGTAGCGTCCAGGTCATCAGTCTCAATATCAATCGCTAGTCTTTTCATAGAGCGTCCTCGTCAAACCTTTCGATCATCCTACCAGTTTGTTTATTGTACAACAACCGACAGGCGGGACCAGTGAGACCACTGAATCTATTCTTCAGGACACGAACGCGGGTGGTATGTCTTTCTTCTTCGTCCTCGTGCTGACCGTTACGCTCAAGACCTATAACGATATCCGCTACGTTACCCTGAGCCGATGACCCTTTAAGGTGAGCCAGACTGGTTAACGCTCCTTCCTCGTGACCCTTACCTTCAGGTCTCTTTAGGTGCGAAACAACGAACAGACATATCCCAGTTTCTTTTACTAGGATACGTAACTCCCGCATGATCTCTTCCAGTGCTTCTCGCTCTGACCCTCGTTCTGCTCCTGCGACTATGATACTTACATGGTCAAGGAAGATGTACTTAGCTCCGAGACCTTTAGCCATGTATCTAACCCGCTGAACTATCTTATTCTTGTCTAGCTCACCGTTACTGTCGAGTAGAAACAATCGACCAGTGCCTAACGTAGCATCGAAGGACTCCCGCAGTTCCTTGTCCGATACCTCAGTGGTAGGTAGGTGCAGTAGTTTGTTGGCGTGTAATGACATCATTGATCGAGCAGTAGTACGCACCGTCTCTTCCAGGAATAGTAGTCCTATGTTGTCTTCGGTGTTGTTCAGGATATGGTAGACAAACTCCCGCATGAACTGGGACTTACCGAGACCTGAACCGGCAGCTACAATCACCATCTCGTTAGGTCTAATCCCGTAGGTTAAATCGTTCAGCCCCTTGTACGGATAGTTGATCAGGCTATCTTCCATCGGAGCACTAACTATATCCCACAAAGTGCTACCGTCCACGATACCGTCAGGAACAAACCGTTCAGAGTTCCACCATTCCTTGACAAACTCTTCTCCCCATCCTTGTTGTAAATATTCGCTCGCATCCTTCAGTCCCTTACTGCTCTTAAACACTTTGACTTTAGACCCGAACAATTCAGCTACCTGTTGTGAGGCTTCCCGCCCCTGAGGATCCATATCAAAACAAACAACAATCGTATCAAAGCTATCGATAAACTCGAAGGCATTTTTACAATCGTTTAACGCACTCCCTGCCCCATTGCGTACCGAGACCACAGGGTAGGTACTGACACCGCCGAGCATAGACCAGACGCTCATCGCATCAAATTCGCCTTCGCAAATCGTCAACATCTTCTGACCTTTAGAAAACAAATGCTGACCGAACAGTCTACCGTCCCGCCAGTTACCTGATATCGAAAACTTCTTTTCGTCTATCTGGCGTTTCTTGTAGGCTACTATGTTCCCCTGCTCATCACAGTAAGGGAAATGATAATGATTATCTGACGTTATAGTCCCGTAGAACTCGCACGTTAACCTTGAGAGTTTCCTATCAACAATTGTTTTAAACTCCCCTTGTACAAGAGAGAATGCCTTCTTAGAGTTAATAACCTTGAGAGATTCCTCGCTAGGTTTAAAGGTAGCCTTGTCGCAAGAGAAACACTTAGTCCCCCAGTCGTAGATCGTAAGCGCATCACTGCTCCCACAATCTGAACAGGGTTGAGCCGTTAGTATCTGAACACCCATAATACAAATCTCCTATCTATATATAACTATATAGTTAACTATTAGAAACTATATGGTTCACTTAATAATAATAATACTTAATAACTAATTAATACTCTTAGAAACTATCTCGGACTGCATAGCTAGTTCTAATAGATCCATCATGACCTGCTTAGAACCATGTTGACCCATCAGTTCTACCATCTCCGAGAGCACCGAGTAGTAATGACCTTCTTCTTCCATCAGTTGATAGTCATCGTCAGTCATGCTTTATCCCTCTTAAGTTTGTTAGTCCAAGTCTGCTCGCTGACAATCTTACCATCAATCAAGAAACGCTTGGTATTGTTTGTCCAAATCAACTGGTACTTAGGCTTACCGTCCCGAAAGACTTCGTAGATAGTTTGTGTATGCCTCTCAGAGTTCATCAGAGCCTCCTGGTTTCGTTGTAATGTCGTCAGGGTAGGGTAACCCCTCGTCATAGGTTAAATCGTCGTCAGCGTGCTTTAAATCGGGTCTATCGAGCATGAACACATCGTCCATGTCACTGCTCGACAAACAATCGTTACACAAACCGACGAATTCTAAACGTAGATTCTTGCGGGTCGCTTCATAATCTGATAGCAACCCGTCGCACGCTACGCACCTCATTCGTTCGCCCAGTACTGATCGTCCTCATACCGCAGAACAATCAGCCTATCGTAGTCATCATCTTGACTTAAACTCCGATACTGTCCGAGGTACTGACACACTTCACCATAACTCATGGACAGCACGTCATCGGTTATTTGGTCAAGCCTTGCATCGTTGTATTGATTACTCATTGTTTACCCTCCTCGCATGAACAATAATAAACCTCAGAATATTCATCAGCTTCAACTAACTCGCATTTATCGCAATCAGGTTCAGGTTTACCGAATGGATTGATACCCTGCTCCATCAAGTCGATTAAGGATTGCTTGGTTTTCTCTAGGTCTTTAATCATTATCCCCAGTCCTTTCTCTCGGTCTCGTTGTCATAACCTTCGTGATATTCTGCTATCTCTTCAAGTGTCATATCGGCTTCCTCAATCCTGATACCTCGACCTGTACCGTCAGGATACCAATGCGGGTTAGCCGGTCTCCAGTAGTAAGCGTCAGCACTCCCTCGATCTTTAGGTGAACCATGCTTAGGGAATTGGTCTAGTAATGTCATTTGCTTTTCCTTTCTTTTGGTTTGAATAAAAATAAATCAAGTACGGGATCGATTTTATATAGATTATACAAGGTACGCAACCGCCCTTCGCTATGGTAAACAAAACCTCCCCGCGCTTTCCGGTGTTTCTTCATCAACTGTTCGCGTCTTTGCTGACGCTCTTCGTTAGAGAGCATGACGCCACATCCCAATATGGATTGAAGCCAATACGACCAGTGCTAAGATCATCAATAGGTTATCTTTCATTTGCTCAACTCCTCTTCAAGATAGTTATCAAAAACGTCCTGCGCTTCTTCAGTAAATATATAATCCCCATTCGCTTGCCTAACAAACGGGTTTTCAATTTCTGCAATTGTCGCCGCTTCAGCACTCTCGATTGCTTGATCTTTTCGTACTTCATACGCTTCGATACTCTGGTTAAAACGTGACCAGTCACTGAAGCCTTCATTCTCCGCTACGTCCAACGCTTTTTCGCGGTCTTTCGCCTGAATAAATTTCTCATAGTTAGCGGATACAGAAACCTTATAAGTTTTCATCGTGTTACCTCCTCGATATCTAACGCAGATAAATCGTCGAACTGACCCGAACAATACCGTTCTAAATGCTCCAAAAATTGCTCGAACGCTTCGCTCTCATCGTTCGCAGAATACTCTCCTCTAAATGTTATCCTATAGGTTTTCATTTTGATTCCTTTCATAATCTTTTAAGTTCAGCTTTTAAAATGATCTCGGAGAAAGCTAACGCAATTCTCTCACGGTTATTTTTGTCCGCTACAATAATGAGCTCCGCTAAAGCCTTCCCAAACGAACCCATACCAAAACGCAGATTCTTAACGATACGATCTCGCGCTTTCTCTTCGTTTAACATATCTCTAGCGTGCATCCCATCATGAACTAGAACTGTCATATCGTACAAAAATTCTTTTTTCATTGTTTACCCTTTCAAAGTTAAAGTTGCGGGAACCGTTAAAGCTCCCGCGTTAAAGTTACTCACCGGCTTTCAGAATTTTGTTAGCCGTTGCGAATATCTGTTGAGCGTCTTTACTGGTCAATTGATTATCGCCTAACCAACTCTGAATGTAACCACGCGAAGCGTCTAGATTTCCGGTTTCCAGTAAACTGCATAGAATATACGCTACGGATTCGGCTTGCACTTCTCTGAGGTTTTTAGGCGTACGTTCGTCATCAGATAACATAGCCTCTTTAGTGTGACCGAGTACAACGTGTGCTATCTCATGGAATAAAGTTTTCTCGGGATATCGCGCAACTGGGTTAACTGAAACTTTGTTTTTAGTGGCGTATCCTTGACAATTACCGTTAACGTGCTCGAAGGGTACACGCTCGATTTCCAAAGCCTTCAGAGCCTTCTCAGCGTCCCACGATGGAAGCTTGGTTTCTGGTGCATACTCTTTACCCTCAGTTTGCGACATTGCAAACCATCGAGGCTTTGAAATAAAAGTATTAATTACTTGGTCGGTTTTATTGCCGTCTTTATCTTTCTTATTAAACGATACTGGCATGATTAAACTGATAGCCTTTTGACCCTTCGAGACTCTCCGCCCAAGTTCTTTCCAACGCTTAAATGTTGCAATCGGTGTTATGGGTAAACTCCTAGCGCTTAATTGCTCCATTGCTAAAAACTGATTTAACAAACTGTAATCGTAAAATGTTCTATAACATGAACTAATATATCCTGGCTTATTGAGCGCATCATCTAAAAGGTTTTGGTACTGAGTTGCATCGGTCATTTGCTTTCCTTTCGTTATGTGTTTTGACTAAGACCGCCCCAATAGTACCGGAGCGGTTTCGGCTAATCAAGCCTTATCAATTAGCCTGTAGTTGTAAAGACGCTACCCAATAGAGCCTCGAGAGAATGTAAGTTTTTCTTTTTCCGA